TATTAAAGATGTTGGAACAGGCGGTTTACAAATTCTTGGTAGTGATAATGTTAATATTTTAAATGGTGCTGATACTGAATATTGTGCCAAGTTTATAACAGATGGTGCAGTAGAACTTTATCATAATAACAGTAAAAAATTTGCACTACCAGCCGAACCTGTACCAAGTCTTGCTGTTGCAACTGTGCCTGTTAAGTTGGCTGCTGGTACGCTAGAGTTCTCATCTAACAGAGTACCTGTTGTGTCAGGTAATGTTATCGTTCTATCTGTACTCGTATTCGGAGCAGTTACAGTTAGTACCCCTGTGCCTGATGCGTTTCCTTGTATTTTAACTTTACTCATTATGCTATCACCCAAGTTGAACCAGTAGGTACTATGACTGATACCCCTGAGTTAATTGTAATTGGCCCAGCAGTCATAGCGTTATTGCCACTTGTAATGCTATAGTTAGCTGCTATGGTGTGAGCGTGTTCGTATAAACCTTTACTGGTGGAATTTGCGTCCGTATCTAAAACTGCCCAAGAAGCTGCTGAACCATTTGTTGTAAGAAACTTTCCACTATTGCTAGATTGTGAAGGTAAAGCATCTACCTCTGCCCAAGTCATACCACCTGTGACTCCTGATTGAGCTGACAAGAAATAACCATTTGTTGGGTCGTTGCTGACTTTTAAGTTAGCTTCATCAACAACATTTCCAGAAATTACTGTAGCACCATCTGCTGTCGATGTAACCTCACCACTATGGTTAGGGTGTACATAGTTATTAGAACTAGCAGCAATTCCAGCTAACTTACTAGATTCTGCATCTGTAAATGTATTTGAATCACTAGCAGCTTCAACAGCAGCAGCAATATGTGCATTAGTAACTACACCTGTATTACCTGCTACGCTTGTTACTGCATCTGTAGGTGTTGCTAATAATGTATAGTCGTTCATATTATTTGCTGAACCACCATTGTGCATATAAGTTTTGTTTTCGTCAGAGCGTACTACTACATCACCTTCTTCGGCTGTAAGTGCAAGATGTGCTGATTGATTAGCAGCAGTCTGTACTGTAGTAAGTGCTACTGGGGAAGCAGAAAATGTAGTACCAGCTAATGTGATACCTGTACCTGCTGAATATGTTGTGTTTGTGTCTGTTGGTGTTACCCAAGCATTGTCACCACGAAGGAATGTAGTGCTACTAGCTGTGCCTGTTGCCGATAATTCTGCTATACCTACCGCATCATCTGCCATTTTTGCATTAGTAATTGCATTACTTGGCAATACATTAGCAATAGTTACTTTTTTAGATGTGCCTCCATCATTAATTAATAATTCTTCAGCACCATCTGTAGTTGTTAAAGCTGATAAAGCCGATATTTTAGTTGTTGCCATTAAGGATTCTCCGTGGTAATATAGTTAGGCGTACCTGAATCAGAATTTTCTGTAATAACATAATAGCCACCTTGTTCAATTTCAATTTCTCTTGCAGTTGATTGTGATGGGTCAAACTCTCTACCCCACTGCCTTCTGTTATTAAGCATTGCTAAAGTTTTTTTCTTTTTCCAGTGGAGTTTTTTAGCCATTATGCTCTAAACAGGATTCGTCTTTTACCAATAGCTTGTCTTGAAGCTAAATCTTTTAACTCTTCTTTAAGTTGTTCAGCCATTGGCGAGAAACTTCTAATAACCCTAGCATCTTTTCCTTTACTGAGTTTGCCAGATGGCGTACCCTCATACGAGCCACCTTTACCTCCAGAACGAGAGTCGCTTGGAGTTTTTGTAGTTGTGTGTTTATATTCATATGTACCTGCTTCTTTCTTTCCTTGTTCGTTATTTGATTTTAAAGTACTGCTGCCATATTTAGGTGCTTTACCTTCACCCGATACAGAATCTAACTCTTCTTTAGGGTTCATTAAGTCATCTAACATGTCCATAAGATTGTCTATTTCATCTACAGGTTGTGGCTCATCAGCAAATTGTAAAGCGTTATGTTCTTTGAAATGCTCTAAGTCCATACCTTCTGTAGGATATTTAGCATAACACTCATCAAGTAATCTTGACCAGATTTCTCTTATCTTAGCTTTGAACCTTTCTAGTTCAAGGTTCTCTACTGAGTCATGTTCGCATGTGTCGTCAAATATGTCCATTAAATTTATCCTTGCTTAATCTTTTTTTCTCTCGTTGGTTAAACCTAGTGCTATCATAACCATAACTAGGTCTTAAATCGTTGATTGAGAATATTCTTTGTGCAGGTTTACCACACTTTGGACAGCTTATTCCCTTTTGCATTTCTGCATAAGAACGCAATTTTTCAGTAACATGATTTTCTTCACATTTAAAATCGTAGAAGGGCATGTAAACTCCTAATTAATTCAGAATAACCCCCTCGTAAGAAGGGGTTACAGCTTAATTAACTATTAAGCAGGTACTACAAATGCAACACCAGCATCGTTACGAAGTTCTGCAACTCCATAAATAGTATCAGAGGTGAACAAGTCGCCTAAGTACTCCTGCTTATATTGTGTTTGTGACCTAACACCTACTTGTTCAGCAAGTACAAATGCGTCTTTGTGCATTAGTACACCAACTCTATCTGTTGCTGTAGCAGCACCAGTAGTTGAAGGGCAGTTAGTAGATACATAGATATCAACACCATAGATGTTACCAATCTTACCAGTTTTAATAGCAGCACCATCTCCAATGAACTGTTGCTCAGTGAATCTAGAGATACCTAGTAATGAACTAGCTGCTGTTGGTGGAATCACCATGCAACGATTGTCCATTGGTACATCAGCATCGTCAAGTGTAAGTAACATTTTACGAATACCAACATCAGCAATTGCTGCTGCGTTAGATGAAGCACCTGTGTAAAGTGTTGCACCATCACTACCTTTTACAGCTTTTTCAAAAACTGTAGCAGCATTAGTATTACCTACTGTACCACCTTGTAGTCCTTCAGATAGTGCTAGTAAGTCAGTGTCGACTCTTTTTGCCAACGCATAACCTGCATCATCGGTGTAGAACTTTCTCATAGAAGCTAATGCTTGTACTTCAGCAATATCTTCAATTAACTTTGAGTACTCATAATGAGTTGCAATGTTAACTGTAATTGCTGTATTAGTTGCAGCACTCAATGTTACTTGTGTGTTTGCAGCTTTAATACTAGCATCTCCTCGAGCCGGCACTGGTATGTATATAGTGTCGCCTTTTTTTCCTTTATGTGATAACTTAGTAACTAAGTTAGCAACAACAAGATTCGATTTATAAGCACCAATTACTTCATCACTCCACAACTCGGGGATGAAGTTGTTGGCAACCGTTCTTGTTACTTGGTTTGTTCCTAAAGCCATTTTACTTCTCCATTAAATGATTATTTAACCCTTCCTTCTGCATACGCTTCTTGAATTTCATCAGCAAGTGACGCATAACGGTTGGGGTCTGTTATCTGTAGGTTGATTAAATCAGACCTACGATACATTTTCTTGCCACCGACAGATTGTGTGGAACGAGTTTCAGATACAGTTTGTCGTAATGCTTTATCAACTTTAGCCTTTTCTTTCTTTTGTACTTCTTGTGTTTTTTGTACCATATTTATTTTATCGTACATATCAAAAAGTTCAATAGCAAAGTCTGGTCTAAAGTCAGTATCAGCTTTACGGAAAATATCTTTCCTCACTTCACTAGCACCTACCCAATCTTGGAAATTCTTGTCTGCAACACGAGTTTCCCAGTCTGGATATGCCTTTTCAAGAACATTCAACTGCTGTTGTTGTTGTTGTTCGGCTTGTACTTTTCTTGCAGCTAAAACATCTGGATGATTTTCTATAGCTGAGTTGACTGCTTTTGCAGGGTCATCATAAAAAACATCTTCAAAACTAGCTTTATCTTCTTGTGGCGTTTCTATAGTAGTTTGTGCTTTGTTTTGCGCCTCAAGTAAACTTTGGATTAACTTCCGTTGTTCACCAACCTCTGTTCCTTGTTTACCTAATAGCTGTTCGCTATTTTGGTGCATCTCAATTACCTCTCCAAGAGTTTTTCCCGAATATTTAGCAGGTATTTCGACTTCTGTGGTTTCTTCAACTACATTACCTTCTGGTTCTGCTGTTGCTTCTACTTCAACTGCCTCTTCTACTACTGCTTGTTCTACAGGTGCTCCTGTTTCTGGTGTACTATCTACTACTATACTCATTTTTTCTCCGCCCCTGTGGGGTTATGAAGTTTAATTATGTTGGATTTCCATCTTGGAGTTCTTCCAACGCTATTGTAGTTGCTGTTTCTAAACTTAATATAAAGTTTATAACTCGCAACTGACCCTTGACTGCCCAAAGGTCTTGCTCAGAATTAATATTATCTACATTAGTAATATTAGATTCTAAATTTGATATATCTTCTTTTAAATCTAACCAACCACTTGTTTCCATCATAGACATTCTGTCCATCAAGAATTGTTCATCTGTTTTCATTGGACTCTTTGACTAATAACAGATTTAGTTCCTTCTGCTCTAGCTTTGGCTAGGTTTAAAATTGTTTCAGATTTAAGATGTTCTACTTCTGGTACATTTCTAGCAGTTTCAGACTGCTGTCTTTGAACATCTGCACCCATTTTAGCAATTTGTGCTTGTTCTTTAACCATATCCATTTCAGTAGGCTGTAATGAACCAGCTTGTGCTTGATGTAACAATGCTCTTGCTTGTTCTTCTTGTGCCTCTGCGTTTGTTTTGTTAATATCAGCTTGTGCTTGTTGGACTTGTAGTTGTATTCCCATCTGTTGCATCTCTGCCATCTGTGGGTCTACTTGTTCGCCCTGTTGCAAACCAGCAACAATAGCATCTCTATTATGTATGCTAGAATTTTGCATCATTGCAAGTAATATAACATTAAATGCAGGTGAATCTTTAGGTATAGCTTGTAACATCTGTACCATTTGTTGCATTTCTAGTTCTTTAGCCATAATACCCATAGTAGAGTATGGTACAAACTTGTAATCTGTTACAGGATATCTATCAACATCAAACTGAATCTTGCGATACATAGATTTATTAATCATAGGTATCAAAAATGTATTTTGGAAGTTCATAAGTGTACGTTTTTGACGCTTAATTGACGCTGATTGCATCATTGACATACCACTTGCAGTATCAGAATTGACTGCCATGTCTGAACTACCTGTTCCCATTTGTATCATGTTCTGTAAACTAGCAACTTGATTAAATGTAGATGGGTCTGTTTGCCCCATATCTAAAGGCATAATAGCATCTCTAGGATTACCATTAGTAAGTAGCGTTTTACCTGTACGAACCTCAAATTTAGTGCCTCGTGGTAGGCGTGTTGCGTCAGCAGCCATCATTGGTGTAGTTGTCATAGC